GTCCGTTTATGCCAACGTGCCAGATANNCTGAAAGAAGGNAGANCGACCCCTAGCGCAAGAGAAACGGANAANATTCTGCGGGATGCCGGATTCAGCCGTTCACAAGCAAAGGCCATTCTCAAAGGCGGGTATNCTGAAGATTTACGGGATGTAGATTGGGGGGATATCGACGCGCCTGATGACACGCCGCGGGATGCCGCGTTGCCGCAGGAGAAAAAGAGCAATGACCGNATAGCAGACTTGCTTANCAGGGCAGAAATAGCAGCACCATCACTTAACCTATAAGGAGAAAAGTAGATATGAAAACCATCTCTCAGTACCGAGAAGATATCGCCGCTCTGATGAAAAAGAGTGCCGATATTGATGCAAAGGCGGTTCTGGAAAACCGTGATCTGAATGAGGCTGAAATTGCCCTTAAAAATGAAATTCTTGACGCAGTCGAGGAACGGCAGAAGACCGTCGCCACCCTGGAACGACAGGAGAGAATGAAAAACCTCTTGGAAAAGCCGGAACCTGTTGCCACCCTTCCGAAAAACAAGGAGTTTAAGGCTCCCGAAGGCCGCGCCCCGATTACGGGCGGAGACAAGCAGAAATTCAAAAGCCTTGGCGAACAGATGGCGGCTGTCATGGTAGCCGGAATGCCGGGAGGCCATGCCGATCCGAGACTGTTTAATGCAACTGGCCTGAACGAAACCGTGCCCAGTGATGGCGGGTTCCTTGTCCAGACTGATTTTTCGAGCACTCTGCTTCAGGATGTTTTTGAAACCGGCATTCTTGCCGCGAAATGCCGCCGCTATGAGATTTCCGGCAATGCCAATAGTATCAAAATCAACGGTGTGGATGAGACTTCAAGGGCATCCTCGCGTTTTGGCGGCGTGCTTGGCTACTGGAAATCTGAAGCCTCGCAGAAAACCGCCAGCGATCCGAAATTCAGATCCATTGAACTGAATCTGAAGAAGCTCGTCGGCCTTTGCTACGCTACCGATGAGCTGCTCGCCGATGCACCTGCACTGGAATCCTTCATTCGTCAGGCATTTGTTTCCGAGTTCGGTTTCCTGCTTGACGATGCGATTGTCAACGGCTCCGGCGCAGGCCAGCCACTTGGCATCCTCAATTCCGGGTGTCTGGTCAGTGTCCCCAAGCAGACCGGGCAGGGAGCAAAAACCGTCGTAGCGGAGAACGTCGTTGACATGTACGCCCGGATGTTCCCCGGCTCCATGAGCAAAGCGATATGGCTTGTCAACCAGGACATTCTGCCCCAGCTTTACACCATGTCCCTTGCGGTAGGTACGGGCGGCGCACCGGTATTTATGCCCGCAGGCGGGCTGTCTCAATCTCCCTACAACACCTTGCTTGGCCGTCCGGTTATCCCGATTGAACAGTGTGCCACGCTCGGAACTGTCGGAGATATTATCTTTGCGGATATGTCTGGTTATCTGCTGGCTGTCAAGGGCGGCATTGAAAGCGCGATGTCAATTCATGTCAAATTTGATTACGACGAGTCTGTTTTCCGTTTCGTTATGAGGGTTGACGGGCAGCCGGAACGTGCCTCTGCTCTTACCCCGTATAAGGGCAGCAATTCCCTATCTCATTTTGTGGCCCTTGCAACCCGTTCATAGTTTTATCCATCAACAATCAAGGCCGGGGCTAATAACCCCGGCACTCCATAAGGAGGATAAGAAAAATGCGATCCATTCTTGAACGAATTAGACCTGTCCATGCTGGCAACAGCTCCTTTGTTGCTGCCAACGAGGATATTTTCAACGGCAACCCTGCAACAGATGTCATTAATCTGGAAAATGCTCAGGGCGTACTCTTCATTGTCGCTTGTAATGCCAACGCCGGTTCTGGTGCGGCAACCCTTACGGTCGAGGCATGCGATGACGTGACACCTTCCAATACTACGGCGATTGCGTTTCGGTATCAGACGATTGTCGCGGATGTCCAAGGCGCAGTGACTGCGGCAACCTCTAGTGGACTTGCCGGCGTCGGAACGGCGGACACGCTCACTTTAATCGAAGTTGATGCCGCTGACGTGGCGGCTGCAAGCGTCAACGGCACTTACAACAACAAATACGTAAGACTTCAGGCAACGGAATCCCAGAGTGACGCTGTTGACGGTGCAATTCTGGCAATCCTTGTTGGTCCTCGATATAGCCCGCTGTCGGCAACTCAGTTGGTGTAGGAATTTAACGGGGAGGGGTGAAAATCCCCTCCCTATTCCAAAGGATTCAATATGATTCTGAAACTTCGTGAAGATATCGAACTTATCAAACGCCTTGCGCGGGAGATTGCTCGAGAAGAAATCAAAAAAGCCATTGCAGAATGCAAGGCCGAAAACTCAACCCCTTTGCCTGATAAGTCAGGTGCGCTGAAGCGCAAAGGAGAAAAGTAATGGGAAATATCAAAAGCCAGTATTCAAGATTCACGTCCGGCCGTCCGGTATTTTATGACGGTGGGACAGGAGAAATTGTCAAAGGCCTTTATCCTATATCGATCTATGATGATTTTCTTGGTGAGGCTTACAATACTACGTTTTGGGGCACCACGGAAACGAACCTAAATACAGCTATCGGGCTATCCGATGACGTGACCAATGGCGCGTTAGCAATCATCCTTGATGCAGACGACAACGCCGAAATCGGAGCGCTACATTTTGGGGACAATCTTGGATTGAGCATCAATCAGGGGCTTATCTTTGAGACGCGCCTTACTTTCTCTACTCTGCCGACGACAGGAACGGAAACGGTGCAGGCTGTTTGGGGTATTGCNTCGGCNCANAANGCNACTCTNGATNNNGTNGCCGTCAATGCNTGGTTCCGGCTNGAATCNNGNGCGAATACCGNCCTTGCTTTGGGAAACNGACGANGANACNACCAATGATGACGACAACAGNGCATCNACNACNCTGGTAGNNNNATACCTACAATATCTACCGGATTGATTTCACTAACCTCGCAGCGGTGAAATTCTATGTTGACGATGCCCTGGTTGGNACTGGCGATATGTCTGGTGCTTCTGGTGCTGATTTCAAGGTACAGCCCTATTTTAATGTTAGCAAGGCTGTGTCTGCCAATAATACCGGAACGGGCACGATGCTGATCGATTACGTCCGCATCTTTCAGAATCGTTCATAATTCACACTTTCCAACGGGCGGGGCTACTCCCCCTGAAAAGTACCCCGTCCGTTTCCCCTCTATAAAAAGGATATAAAACATGGCTGGATCAGCAATGACCTTCACGGAAACCCGGCACGGTTCCGTCAAAAAGATAAAATGCGCATGGACATCCGATAGTGCAACCGGAGCGGTAAGCGGCACAACTACCTATGGTTACAGCGGCCGGATTATCGGAGCGATTACAGTTCCGGACGGTGTTGCCGCCCCTGATGACAATTATGATATTGCCGTGACTGATTCTGATGGTGTCGATCTGGCCTTAGGAGCATTGGCGGACAGAGACACAGCTAACACGGAATTTGTTGCAGAGGCTTCAATGGCCGGGATCGCAAGCGGAGTGTTGACGGTAAGTGTAACCAGTGCAGGTAACAGTAAGAAAGGGACACTGTATCTCTTTATCAGATAGCGCGGGCGGGGATGTTACAGCATCCCCTTAACCGATAAGGGTTAAATCGGCTGCCCGCTTCGGTAGTCATAGCACAAAGGGTTAGGCAATGGCAAACGGATTTCTCGTTATTGATGAAAAGGCTTGGGATAAAACCGAGCCGGAGAATAGGGATAAACTGATCTTTCTCACCTTGCAGGCCATTGACGGGCGGCTTTGTAAACTGGAAAAGGCCGGATTCTACCATAAAACATGCGCCACCATCGGCGGCTTGATCGGTGGTGCACTGGCGGCAATCGGAATCAAACTCGCTTCATGAGGATACCGACATTCCGATTCCCCGGCAATATCACCCTCTATAATCTCGGAGACGTTCATCGGGGAGATAGGAATTGCAACGTGGATTTGTGGCGCCGGATCGTCAAGGCGATCCAGGAAGATGAAACCGCATACTGGGTATCCACCGGCGATTTGCTCAATGTGGCCCTCAAAACGTCTTTATCCGACCCGGCTAAGTCAATGAGTCTTGAAGAGGAATTTAACGCCCTGTGTGGCGAATTAGAGCCGATTAAGGGCAGGTGCTTGGGGATTGTGGGCAGTAATCACCACCACCGGGTACAGAAGGCAATCGGCATGGATTTGGACGGGATTATCAGCCGGGAACTGGACATCCCTTATTACGGTCCATTGAGAGTACTCAATATCATCTGTGACCGGTGCAGTTATGTCACCATCCTTCATCATGGCGTGGGCGGCGGGAAAAAGAGAGGCGGGGCGGTGAACAATCTCGATGAATTGGGAGACGTCATCGGCGGGGCTGATCTCTACCTTGAAGGACACACCCACAAGTTCACCACGCATCAAAACCTCGTGCCCTATCTGGACCGGAAGCGCAACATCTTGAACTACCATACCGCCCATTTCGTCACCACAGGCCATTTTCTGAATTGGGAGAAATCATATGCGCAGGATTTTAAACTCCGTCCACAGCCTCAAGGGGCGGCAAAAATGAACCTTTATGCCTCAGAGTGTGGACGTTCGGAAATAAAGAAAATATCCGTGGAGTTATTCAACTAATGGGAAAGTGGCTACAGCAACATGGTCATATACAACAAGCCGAAGGGGGGAAAGAAATAGCATATGAGCCTTGAACGGATTTGTGGACTATCGGCAGAACAAGCACTTGCTCTGTATCTCTATGCGAAGGTACGGGACAAGGAATTTCAAGGTCTTGAGCGGTCAAGCGTGATGTTTGTCATCAACACGGCTCACCCGCACTCTCCCCGGATGAATGACATTGCCGGTGATTTTGACCGCTATGTCGGAAAAGATAACCTGCTTGCAGAATGCTACGATACGGCGCGGGAAGCGATTTATGGTGAAAGATGAAGCCTTTTGATTATGCTTTTGAACAAACCCTCACGATGGAGGGCGGATACAGCGACGATCCGGTTGACCGGGGCGGGAAAACAAAATGGGGCATTACAGAAAAGACGNTCAATAATGCTTACCTGGCAGGAATCGTAAGCACATGGGATATTTCTGAGCTTAAGTTGGAAGAGGCGCAGCTAATCTATAAGGCGTTTTATTGGAATCCCTTGAATCTGGACGCGGTTCTGACGCCGTCAATCGCCGCGGAAATCTTTGATACTGCGGTCAATATGGGAAAAACGGCAGCTGTCAAGATTGTCCAGGAATCCCTCAATTATCTGGGGGAATCCCTGAAAGTGGACGGCATCATGGGCAATAAAACGATAGGAGCAATTAACAAATGGTGCACCCGCGATGTCCGCGCCTTATTCATCTGCCTGAACGGGTTCCAGTTCCACCGTTATGTGCAAATCGTCGAAAATAACGCGACTCAAAAACGATTCGCCCGTGGATGGACAAAGCGGATACAGATATACCGGGAGGCTTAACGGGACAGAATGACATGAACAAGTTCCTTTTAATAATCGCTTTTATCTGTCTTTCCGGCTGTTGTGTGACCCATAACACCCAGACAGGGAAAACGAAAATAGAGCCGATGCACATTTCGAAAGTCAAGGTCAAGGCGGAGATGGAAGTCAAGGGAACGGATGATTTAACAGACCGGATTTATATTGGGTCCAACTTTTTCAAGGTAAAGTTTTAAGGAGTGGTCATGTTTGTTACAATAGCGAACTTTTTCAAGCGGCTTTTTGGGGCCGGGGAATCAGCAGAAGCGAAAGTCAAACGTCTTGCCTATGCCTCTGGTATCCTGGTTGCGGCAAATAATCCGGCCTATGTTGCCCTGGCCACCGTGGGACTGAAGGAAATTGAAACGGCGATTAGTGATGGAGGCAGCAAAGAGGCGGTTAATTCTCTGTTCAAGAGGGCTATGGGGCATATTCTCAAGATAACGGAGAAACCGGCAGAAAAAGCGGCAATCGCTGCGCTTTTCAGTGAAATGAGCTTTTCACCGGATACTGAAATTACGCCTTCTATTGAAATTCCGATTATCAAATCAGCAGTGACGGGCTTTTTGGAGGGAATGACATTATGAAAAGTTTGCTTATTGCTGCATTGGTTCTGCTGTTTGCGGCTACGGCACATGCCACGCCTTATCTGGTTTGCGATCCACAGGAAGGCGTGACGGGCTATGAGATTGTTGACAATGGCAACCCGGCTATCACGATTGACGCTCAAGCTGACGGCTCATTGCGATACGACCTTGCGGAGATTGCAAAAGGGGAGCACTCCTATGCGGTGAAGGCCTGCAACATGTGGGGATGCTCTGAATCGTCCGGAATCGTGATTATCAAGACCGTGCCGGTTGCCCCGGTACTCAAGATCGAGATTGAGAAATAATGACCCGTATTTTGTCCAACCTCGAAACGGAGGCCATAGACGATGCAAGATATGTCCGATTGCTCTCCCCCTTCATCTTTGAATCCGACACCCTGCGACAGGCCGGGTTGCGCTCCCTGGTCGAAGTTCCGGCGGGTTTTGTCTGCGATTTCGAGTCGGTTCCACTTTTCCGTGGAACGTCCAAAAGGGGAGGAACGGCGCACGACTATCTCAGCCGATATGATTCGGTCCCGGTGGTAGACAAGGCAACGGCGGCAAAAGTTTATCTGGAAATCATGGCTTATCGGGACGGGTTGATGGAAAACGATAGTTTACCATTAAAAAGTTGGCGGTTCATCCGCCGGTGGGGGAAGTATGGCGTGGTCAGAGTTTGGCCTAAGTATTTTCATCGCCTTCCTGTTATGGCTGATTATGAGGACGTGGTGAGGGCGGCATGATCGAAGGGGATATTATCCTGCGTGAGTTTGTCACAAAGAATCTGGACTGCATCATCATTGCCTTTTATTTCCTTCAGGGCTTGTTTCCGCATAGCAGGGTGTTAGCGGCATTGAAAGAGGGATTTTCGCAGGTGATTAATAAGGCCAGGGGGAAGAAATGAACGCTGTTATCTATGCCGCGCCGACAATCGAGCCGATCAGTCTGTCGGAGTTGCTTTTGCACCTCCGTTATGAGTCATCCGACATTGCCGGATCATTGACGACCACACAGAGCATTCTTCCCGGTTCCCATGTCATTGCTGATAACTACACCACCCACACCGGCGCGTCTGTTGAAGTGATCGGCAAGACGGCCATTGTTAACCTAAATGCTGGGACGGTCGGGTCTGGCGGCAAGGTTGATGCAAAAATACAGGAATCAAACGATGGTGCCACATGGACAGATTGGACAGGCGGAGCATTTACGCAAGTCACAGCGGCAAACGACAATGCCATTCAGGAAAAGGAATACACCGGGACATATCAATATATCCGGGTAGTTGCCAAGGTGACCGTCGCGGCTTGTGAATTTGGAGTGGACATTATCACTGTCTCGCAGGAATCCATTGAGGGTGATTTGCTCAACGACCTAATAACCACGGCCAGAGAGCATGTCGAGGACATCACGCGCCGCGCCCTGTTGACCCAGACATGGGATTACTACCTCAATGATTGGCCATCTGGAAACGCAATCATCTTACCTTTCGGCAATCTCGCCAGCGTGACAAGCATCTCTTATAAGGATACCGACGGAACAGAAACGACGTTGACGGAAACCACGGATTATCTCGTGGAAACAAATGGCGAAGGGTTTGGGCGGATTGTCCTGCCCTATGGCGAAAGCTGGCCATCGGATGTGCTCTATCCGTCAAACCCGATCAAGATCAGGTTCGTTTGTGGCTGGACGGCGGCATCATCTATTCCGGCGAAGATCAGGACGGCGATAAAGATGATTGCGGCTGACCTGTACGAAAACAGGGAATCTCAATCCAACGTGACCTTTCAGGAGAACGTGACCGTTCAAAGGCTTCTGGCAAGCTCAAGACTTTTTGGAGAGTTTTAATGAGGGCAGGGAGACTGGATAGACGAATAACCTTGCAGCGGCGGACGCTTGCGGAGAATGACTATGGCGAGGCGATTGAGACATGGGCCGATCTCGCAACCGTATGGGCGGAGATGCTGCCCGTAAGAGGCGCGGAAAGATACGCAGCACAACAGACTGTCGTGGAAACGGAAATCAAGTGGCGTATCCGCTGGCGACCTAATCTAACCCCAATTGACCGATTGACCTATGATGGCCGGACGTATGACGTGAACGGCGTTCTGGAAATCGGGCGGCGGATTGGGCTTGAACTCTACACAAAGGCGAGGGCGGAATAATGGCAACCAGGGCGCAATCTAAAGGCTTTGGGTTCGAGCTTACGGGAGTGAAAGAACTGACCCGCCTACTGGATCAGTTGCCCACTGTCGCCATGAGAAAGACAGTTCTCCGCAATGCTCTGAAGAAAGCCGGACAGCCTATCGTAGATGCAGCAAAGGCCACAGTGCCTACTGACAGCGGCAACCTAAGAGATTCACTTCAGGTATCCACAAGGCTGAAAGACTCACAGAAGAAGGGCAAGGGGTTCGATAAAGATGTTGTGACGGTCTATGTGGGAAGCTCTGCGCCGCATGCGCATCTGATTGAATTTGGAACCGTGGAGAGGAAGCTTGACATTCCACGACTTGCAAAACTCAAGGGCAGATTTGCCATTATCAAGACTACCGGATTTGTTTCACCAACGCCCTTCCTGCGTAATGCTTGGGAATCCATGAAGGGAACAGCCCTGAAAATATTTGCCGAAGAGATGAAGAACGAACTTTATAAGTCAGCACGAAGGCTGGCAAAACGGGCAGAATCCGGCAAGCTGACAAAAACGCAGATCAAGGGATTGAGCAAATGATAGGGAAGGCGATACGGCAAATCTTGATAGCAGATTCAATTGTTGCAGCAATTACGACGCGCTGTTATCCGTCAACCTTGCCACAAGACCCGGTTTATCCGCTTATCCTTTATATGCGTGTTACGGGCCCTCGTGAGCATTCCCTTCAAGGGGCTGTTGGCATGGCAACGCCGCGTTTTCAAGTTGAGGCATGGGCAGAAACTTATGCAGCGGCAAAGGCACTGGCTGCGGCAATCCGGGGAGCACTGGACAATTATCGAGGCACGGCCGCATCGGTTCGTATCGGTTCGTGCCTGATAATCGGCGAATGGGATACATATGAGCCGGAGGTGAACTGCCACCGGATCATTATGGATTTTTCAATTATTCACGATGAAACATAAGGAGAAAATGAATCATGGCTATTGAATCACAAGGCACAAAAATAGAAATGGCAAGCGGAACAGGCGGCGCGGAGACAATCACAGTAATGACGTTATCGAATCCAACTATCTTAACCGCTGTTGCCCATTCATTGGTCAACGGCGATATCGTCACCCTGTCGAACTTCGCTGGCGACGACGCAGCGGACATTAACGGTCAGGTCTGTGTCGTAAGCAATGTCACCACGGATACCTTCGCCGTTAATTTCGATTCTACAGGGAAAACGATCACGGACAACACCGACGCGGCATTAGCCACCCCTGTAGCATGGACGGAAATCGGTGAAGTGACGGACTTTTCCGGCCCGGACGGAACGGCATCGGAAATCGACACAACCCACCTTCAGTCAACAGCAAAAGAGTTTTTAATGGGCCTTCCCGATGAAGGGAACTTTACCCTGTCGATCAACTGGGAACCCTCCGACACCGGCCAGGCTGCGGCTATCGCGGCAAGGAAGGCAAGGGCGGAAAAGAATTTCAAGGTCACGTATTCTGATGGCAGCACGGCTACCTTTAAGGGCTATATCCTCGGCCTTTCCTCTTCCGGCGCGGTTGACGGCAAAATTGACGGCTCAATCACCATCAGGATCACTGATGAGGTAACGTGGGCGTAATTTTATGAATCCAGTTACAGGTGAAAAAATCATAGCCATTAACGGACAGGATTACACGCTGCGTTTTACGTGGCGTGCCCTGTCCGAAATAGAGACGAAACACGGCGAAAGTCCCAATCTGTTCGATCCTGCAATCGTGGCCCATGTCGCCTCCTGTGGATTGCGGGATAGACACCCGGAAATGACACCGGATCGGATCATGGACTTATCACCCCCTCTTGCTCCTTTTGTCCGTGATGTTCAACAGGCGATGCAATGGGCGTATTTCGGCCCGGAAGCATTGCCGAAAGAGCAGACAGGAGAGGCGAAGGGCGTAAAAAAAAACAATCCACATGGGCTGTGGCAGCGTTTCGTAGCGCAGTTTCACAAGGCCTTTCACCGTCAGAGTTTTGGAATTTAACCCCATACCTGACCCGCCACGCCATAGTCGCCCTCGCCGATTATCAGGCAACCGGGGCATGGCTCACG